ACCATCAGCCAGTACCTCAACAGCGTGTTTAGAACCGCCTGCATCTTGATACTCTGCACTTCTGATCTTACTAAACTGACCCTCAACCCGAAAAGGCACAATGCACTTAGGCTTCTGCCCTACTCTTATAGCAGACTGTCCGACATTCTCATCTAGCCAGTGCAACAGTCTGTGATTCATTGCCTTATCAAGACAATCAATATCTACTGCGATGGTCTTACGGCACAGTATGCCTATACCACCTTCAGCGTGACCATTACCTAGCCACGCATCGACATCATCATTGGTTGATCTGATGTCTTGCCATCCACTGATGGTCGGGAATTTCTTACCCTTTTTTATTGGCACAATCTCATAGCCTTTCGATACAAGATCATGTCCGTGTTCTTTTAAAAATGACATAATAGAAGCCCTCACTTCATTAAATTACTCCGCAACTTAGCCCCCTTATCGGGGGCATTTTTTTATAGCTTCGCTTTATGTGCAGTCGCCCATAGTTCAAGGTCTTGTATTCTTTTTGCGACAAAGGTGACTACCTCAAAAAGAGCCTTGCAAGCGAGTTCAAGCGTTGATAACAAAAAATTCAATCCTATTTTTTTCATGGTTTTTCCTATTTATATTTCTTGGTTAAATTCACGGATAACGTGAGGACAAAGTTGCATCCATGTAACAGCGCCTTCAGAAGCCCAACACATTTGTAATGCTCTATATGTAGGTATAAGTCCTGTTGATCGCCATTTGGATATTGCTTGCTTAGATACACCGATACGATCAGCTAGACCGCTTGTGTTCGATGTGTGCGTAGCCGCAATGACACGATCAATCGCATCACTAACTGTTGCTACATCTTTCTCATCAATCATATATTCACCTTTATTGTTTATTTCCAACTGAAGGTTGACAATATAGGGATCATGGTCTACTGTGTCAACCGAAAGTTGAATATTACAACAATAAAAGTGTGGAGTGATTAATGAAACATAGTATTTTAGGTGCATCAAAAGCACACAGATGGATGTCATGCCCCGCCTCAGTGAAACTAGAGGCAACTTTCCCAGACGAAGAATCTTTTTACGCCGCAGAGGGTACAGCCGCACACGCACTGGCTGAAATGTGCCTTCTTTCACAGAAACCACCCGAAGAATACATTGGCGTTGAAGTCGAAGGCTTCACTGTCGATCAAGAAATGGCTTACCACGTTGCTACTTATGTTGACTACTGCAACATCCAAGAAGGTAAGAAAGAAATTGAGTTGAAAGTTGATTATTCGGAGTGGGCAGAAGGTGGTTTTGGCACTGCTGACTATGTAACAGTCCACGATGGTGTGTGTAAAGTCATCGACCTTAAGTACGGACAAGGTGTGAAGGTGTCCGCACAGCGCAACGAGCAACTGATGCTATACGGCTTAGGTGCGGCATATAAATTCATTGATGAAGTAGACACTGTTGAGATGACTATCGTGCAACCCCGCATGGATAACATCGACACCTACAGCATCAGAGCCAAAGACTTATTTAAGTGGGCTAATGAGAAGGTCAAGCCTGCCGCTAGAAGAGTGTTTGCTCCAGAGCCTGAGTACAACCCTACTCCTAAAGGCTGTCATTTTTGCAAAGCAAAGGCTACTTGCAGAGCGTTAGCTGAACACAACTACAACCTCACACTTTCTAGCTTTGAAAATTTAGAAGAGCCACTGGTTGTGCAAGTACCTCACACCTTAAATGTAGAAGAGATAGGTCATCTACTGCCAAAGATGGATGCACTTATAGGTTGGGCGCACGGCATACAGAAACACGCCCACAAATTACTTTCTGAAGGTGGAATTCTACCTAACTACAAACTTGTGAATGGTCGAAGCCAACGCAAGTGGGTCGATGGCAAGGTAGCTGAAGAAAGCCTACTAGAAATGCTCGGTGACGAAGCATACATCACCAAACTAGTTTCCCCTACCCAAGCAGAAAAACTGCTCGGCAAAGCGAAAGCCAAAGAAGTTACTGACCTTTGGCACAAACCCAACGGCAAACCAACACTTGCACCAGAGAGCGATCCTCGCCCTGCGGTCAAGCCAGAGGCTGTCGATTATTTTTCAACTATAGAGTGAGAAGTCTTAATGAGTGTAATTACTTTAAAAAACGTGCGGTTATCTTTTCCGCAGATATGGACACCAAAAGCCTACATGGAAGGTCAAACAGCAAAATACAGCGCAAATTTTCTATTAGACAAAGACGCTGATAAAGATCAAATAGCGGAGTTTAAAAAAGCTATTAAGCAAGTAGCGACTGTTGCCTTTAATGGTGACATTCCTAAAGGTTTAAAAAGCTGTCTAGGCGATGGCGAGGACAAGGCGTATGACGGCTATGAAAACGCAGTGTTTATTAGCTGTAGCTCAAGACAGCGCCCAGTAATTATTGATCGTGACAGAACGCAGTTAGTTGAAGAAGATGAAAAACCTTACGCAGGCGCTTATGTAAATGGCGCAGTGAGCCTATGGGTGCAAAACAATCAGTTTGGTAAGCGCGTTAACTGCAACCTACAAGCTATCCAGTTTGTGAAAGATGGTGACAGCTTCGGCGGTGGCGGTGTCAAAGTTGAGTCCGTGTTTGATGACATCAGCAAAGAGCAAGCCGCAGACGCTAATGACGATGACTTTTTAAGCTAACAAGAATGGGGCGGTATGCGCCCCTTTTTTTAAGGATAAAAAATGAAAGCAACACTCAGTTACAAGTATGTAGGTGAACGCTTTGAAGAATTGAGTGGGCAAGTAGTCATAGTCAAAGAGATAGCAGAACTAGCTGACATCCCATACAAAACACTGCAAAACCGCATGGGTATGAAAAAAAGAAGAGCAACCTATTTTGATGAAGTCCACATAACTGATAAAGATTTACTGCCAAGAACAAGAGAAAGAAGAGCAAAAAGTAGATCAAACATTGCTGATGGCAAAAATAAACTCAGCACGGATTGGCTGAAGAGATCATTAGTATGAATATATCAATTGATTTTGAAACATATAGTGAATGCGATATACGCAAATCAGGCGCATACGCATACGCTGACCACCCCACAACCGAAGTGCTATGCCTTGCATGGTCTGTGGATGATGAACCACCAGAATTGTGGACACCAAACGACCCACTACCCCACCGCCTTTTCACATTAATAGAAGCAGGCGGTGCGACAGTGTGGGCATGGAATAGTTTTTTCGAGATGGGTATTTGGAATCTTGTACTCAAGTGGAAGCCTGTACCTATTAATCAGTGGCGAGACACTGCCGCACTAGCCGCCGCACAAGCGTACCCCCGCGCACTTGGAAAGTGTGGCGAGGCGCTAGGTCTTGAAGGTGATGCCGCTAAAAGCAAACGAGGCAAGATACTTATACAGCGTTGCTGTAAGCCTTATCGTGGCGAGCGTGTTCGTGACCCACAACTTTATCAAGAACTCTACGACTACTGTCTACAGGACGTTGTTGCAGAGCGAGAGATACGCAAAATGTTGCGTGACCTCAGAGGTTTAGAGAATGACGTTTGGGAAACCGATCAGCTTATCAACTGGCGCGGTGTGCGTTTAGATAGGGACAGCATATACAACGCGCTTGAGATCATAGACAAGCACAGCAAAACCTTAAACAAGGAAGTGTATGAGATAACAGGGGGTGTTTTAGATAACACCGCAAGTCGTGCTAAGTCGTTAGCGTGGATAACCTCACAGGCTTACAGCATGACAGGTTACGACAAACAGGCAGTAGAAGCGGCGATATCTGATGATAACTGCCCTGATAACGTCAAGAAATTTCTTGAAATAAGGCAGGCACTATCTAAGTCGAGTACCAAAAAGTATGACGCAATGAAAGCCGTACTCGGTAAGGATGGCAGAGCGCATGGCATTTTAATGTACCACGGGGCGGCTACAGGGAGATGGTCTGGTCGTCACTTCCAACCTCAAAACCTACCACGCCCATCTATTGATGATGTCGATTCTGTTATCGAGCAGATGAAAGCCAAAGACCCAGAGAAGATAGATATAGAACCTATGGAGGCGATGTCTAGCTGTCTGCGAGGAATGCTCATAGCCTCAGAAGAGCATAGATTGATGTGTGCTGACTACTCAAGCATCGAGGCTCGTGCCTTAGCGTGGATAGCTGACCATGACTCTGTACTTAAAGTGTTTGCGAACGGCAAAGACATTTATAAATTTACAGCCGCAACGATGTACAGAATACCTTACGGAGAAGTGGACAAAGACCAACGCTTTGTGGGCAAGGTAGCAACACTAGCACTTGGGTATCAAGGCGGGATTAGAGCATTCCAGAAGATGGCTGAGGTGTATGGCGCAGATGTTGATGAGCAACAGGCGCTAAAGATTCGCAATGATTGGCGTGAAGCCAATGACCCTATTGTAAAACTGTGGGTATCGACAGAGCGAGCCGCCCGAAACGCTGTTAGCTACAAAGGGAAAGTGTACAAAGCCGCAAAGGGTGAATTTAAGTGGGTCAAAGGCGACCTACTATTCAAGCTACCTAGTGGCAGAATCCTATCATTCCCAGAAGCCAAACTAGTTCAGGGCGATAGAGGCATGGACTTAGTATACAGCGGTATGAACAACCACATACATAGATGGGGTGAGATCAAAGCCTATGGCGGCTCACTGGTTCAATCTATCACACAGGCAGTCGCTAGAGACTTATTAGCTGAGGCGGTACTGCGGCTAGAGCAGTCTAAATACCCAGTCGTTCTCCATGTACACGATGAAATTGTGGCTGATGTGCCGAAAGGTGTCGGTAGCCTCAAAGACTTTGAAGAGATTATGTGCCAACTCCCCGTGTGGGCAGAGGGCATCCCTGTCGAAGCAGAAGGTTACGAGTCTGAGAGGTATCGAAAATAAGAGAGTCATACGTTGAAAAGAAAGTCAGCGACTACGCAAAAGCGCAGGGGTGGCTTTCTTACAAGTGGGTATCGCCTTCACAGCGAGGCGTACCTGACCGAATGTATTTTAGAGATGGTGAACTAATCATCGTTGAGTTCAAAGCCCCTAAGAAAAAGCCAACGCCCTACCAAGAGGCGATACACAGGCGGTTAGCCGCAGTGGGTTGGACAGTACACATCATTGACGACATCGAAGAAGGGAAGAAACTACTGTGCTAGATAGAAGCAAGATGCATGAGTATCAACATAAGGCGGTTAAGTTTGTTAAAGCCAACAAGAAAGCCGCATTGTGGATTGATATGGGTCTGGGTAAAACCATATCCACCCTCACAGCTTTAAGCGATTTAATCAAAGACAAAAAGATTAAACGCACACTTATAGTTGCCCCGCTACGAGTGGCTAAACACACATGGGCTGAGGAGATACGCAACTGGGAGCATATCAATCTGCAATACACCATATTGGCAGGACTCACCCCCGCAAAGCGCAAAACCGCAGTGTATGAAGACACACAACTGCACATCATTAACAGGGAGATGATTCCGTGGCTTGTAGAGTTATTAGGTCAGAAGTGGCATTACGACTGCGTGATAATAGATGAGAGCAGTAGCTTTAAATCACACTCAAGCAAGCGTTGGAAGTCGTTTAGAAAGGTACTGGGTAAGATTAAACGCATGGTGCAGTTAACAGGGACACCCGCACCTAACTCTCTCATAGATTTATGGTCGCAGATGTATTTATTGGATAAGGGCGAGCGACTAGAAAACACCCGTGGTAAGTTTTTAGAGAAATACTGTATGACAGTAGGCAACCCACAATGGAATCAATGGCTAGTCCGACCAGAAAGAACGGATGCACTGTACAAGAAAGTAAAAGATGTCGTTCTAAGAATGAGCGCAGAGGACTACTTGGAACTACCAGAGCGAATTGATTTAACAATTGAAGTGGAACTGCCTGCCAATGCCCGTAAAGCCTATGAGGAGATGAAGCGAGACTTCCTCCTGTCATACGATAAGGGAGAGATATTAGCTGTCAATGCGGCTGTACAGGTGGGCAAGCTGTTGCAGATATGCAATGGTAACGCCTACACCGAGGATAAAGATTTTGTTGAGTTGCACCAAGAGAAACTAAACGAACTGGTGCAAATCATAGAACAAGCCCAAGAGCCTGTACTGGTAGCCTATAACTTTAAAAGTGATTTAGCAGTCATACAGAAAGCCCTTAAAACCTCAGAGGTTTTATCTAACGATCCTAAAACTATTGATCGTTGGAACAATGGGGAGATACCTGTATTACTGACCCACCCCGCTTCTGCGGGTCACGGGTTAAATCTGCAAAAAGGCGGTAACATTATTGTTTGGTATGGACTCCCGTGGAGTTTGGAACTATACCAACAGTTTAACGCTAGGCTACACAGGCAGGGGCAAACAAAGCCTGTGCGTATCGTACATATTGTGGCAAAAGACAGTGCCGATGAAAACGTAATGAAGTCGTTAACAGAGAAAGACGACACACAAACAAAACTTCTAAAAGTAGTGCAAAGTTGATGTATCAATTAAAAGTTGACTTTTATTTTTATATAGCGTAATTTATATCGCAACTAACGTATATTCAAATTTGAATAGTGGTTTGCAAATAAATTTATATATATATTAGTAATTAGCAACGGATGCTACTTGCAGGAGGAATACTATGGAGTTTAAAGATAGATTGATAAAAGCCTGTGATGCCAACGAGGACATCCCTCGATTTGGTGCAGGGCGACAGACAATTATAGCTAAGAAAATGAAGGTCAGTTCAGAGGCTGTGCGTAAGTGGTTTCAAGGTGCAACTATACCAAGACCACAGGCTATGAAACATCTGGCTAGGTTATTAGGTGTTGACCACAACTGGCTTGCACTTGGTACAGATTATTCAGAGAAAGCATCTTTGAAAGAAGTTGCACAGACTGCGGATGCGGCGACCTATGCTTTTTGTGGGTGTGCATTGTCAAACGGGCATACGTTTGCGCTTAACGATGATAATTCTCTGGATGCGGATTTGATTTTGATAAAACAGGGTGAGGTTATATATGCAAAAGTATTACCTGTTGATGTCCGCAAAGCCGCAAAGGCAACAGTAGCAATAACCAACAGACCAGAAAAGGTTAGAAGTGTTATTGCCGCCAGAAATGATCTTAGCGACATTAGTTATGATTTTTTTGATTTACCAAATGGATTTCCAACAGGCGAAATGGATTTTAATCAGGACGACAAAAAGGCATTCTTGAATAAGATTAGACTAGAGTCGTTTTTTTAATACCCAACAACGTAGGGAGTAGCAATGAATAAACCGTACTTAGGTGTTGAAGAACTTTCACACCTTATGGGGATGAGTCATCAAAGCGTACTCAACGCCATACACAGGGATAACTTCCCGATACCTACCTATAAACTAGGTAAGTTAAGAGTTGCAGACAAGCTAGTCGTGGAGGCATTTTTTCAAAACCAACGCGATATTGGCTTGGAACAAATATCAACTAAATAGTGGAGATACAACAGTATGTTAGATATGCAGAACGGCATAGAACAAAAAGAAGACTATGTTAACCACCCCAAGCATTATATGCAAGGAAGCATAGAATGTATTAGATACTTAGAGGACAGTCTTGGAGATGGCTTCTCATATTACTTAGAGGGAAGTATAAAAAAGTACCTTCACAGATGGAGACACAAAAACGCAGGGAATCATGCGAAGCAAATAGAAGATTTAGAAAAAGCATTGTTTTATCTAAGGGCGCTAATAGAAGATGAAAAAGCATAACAATAGGAAATGAAAGGGGCTGTTAATTCAGCCCTTTTTTTATGCCTCTAATTCAATAGGGTTGCACTCAAGCATTTGTAAAACTTTGTTAGCGTTAACGTGAGTGTATCGTCTGAGCATATTAATATCCCTGTGACCACTAAACACCGCAACAACCATCGAGTCTAAGCCCAACTCAAACAGGCGCGATATAGCCTCATGCCTCAAATCGTGAAACCTTAAATCCTCAATGTCCGCGCGGATGCGCGCTCGTCTGAATGCGTGTGTAACTGACTTACTATTAACAGGGAATATAAGGTCGCGGGCGCGAGCATAGTCTTTATTGTAATTAGAACCGACAGGAATTAACGCACTTGACTCTGATACTTCTTGACGTTGAATTATCTCTCTAGCTTGCGGCAACAACGGAACCTGTTGATCTTTCTTTTTTCTAGGATGCTTACGCTCCCTTATAATTATAGATTTGCCGTCATCTTTTATATCTGACCAACGCAAACTTGCTATCTCACCCACACGCATAGAGGTGTACAGCGCAAACTTCACGATGTCTGCAAGCGGTATGGTGCAGTTAGCGTGTTTTAATATACTTTCTACCTCATCATCACTTACTCGCCTCTCACGCTCATCCGATGACGATATAACACCGAGTCTGCTAAGGTTAGCCACAGCCTTCTTGTACTCGTCAAGCTTAGGCTTCAAACGCCATAGGTTTTCCGCTGTATTTAACACAACGCCTATGTATGACATATCCATTTTAACAGTGCTTGGATGAACGCCTCGACCTACTGCGTATTTGTGATAAACATCCGCAGTTAAATCTCGCAACTCGTAGTGACCCATCTGGCTACTCAACTGCAATAGTGTGCACATCTTACTGCGACCAAAAGGTTTGATCTTATGTATCTCTGTAATGTACCTTTGAATAAGAACACCTAGCGTGTTTTTATCTTCGCGGTACGCGCCTAACTCTAAGTCGGCTTCTGTTTTTGCAATCCAAGTTAATGCGTGTGCGCGTTTAAGAAAAGTCTTAGTTATAGTGTTCTCGCCTTTCTTGCGAATAACTGCCCTGTAACTTACACCTTTTTTAGTTTCCCTTTTAGTGATAACACCCATACAATCCTCCTCATTTTTAACACTTTAACTGCGTATAATGTACAACTTGGTACAGTAACTGTCAACCAATAGTTGAATAATATAACTATAGACCATACAGCTAAAGGGTTCCAGTGTAAAAAATGGTAACAAAAATGGTACAGTGCTAAAATGAGTTAAAATTATAAAAGATTATAAATCGTTATAAATCAATGATTTATATGATTATAAAAGATTATATAAAATTAGATAGGATTAGGTTAAGTTATTGAAAATAAACAGGAAATTTTTTATCGCTCCCATATGCCATGGGAACTGACTCGTTATAAATCAATAACTTATAAGGCAATGGTGCAAAAATGGTAACAGTGCGAGGGATCGACTTTAGACAGCCCGTTTCAACCTTCGGTGGGCAACTCCGAATCACAAGGTAGAGGAATACCTTTGGTCTTTGAGGTAATCATTCACAGTCTTGACATTCAAAACCGCCAAACTTACAAGCCAACTCAGCCGCTGTCGGAGTATGTTTGGCTTGCTCAATTAGTTCTTCAAGTTCATAACTTAAATGCTCTACAGCGTCTTGGGCATCATTAACAGGGGCGTTGTAATAGATTACTGAATCTAATACATCTAAAAGTTCTTCAGCTAAATCATTAAACTCCCACACGACACACTTGCTGTGAAGTTCTTTGACGTTCATACACCCACCCAGTGCGGTATGCTTAAAAGAACTAACCAAAGCCCCAACACAAAAGCACTTAAAAAATAATCATTTGCTAAATTTATTATTTTTCTCATATTTACTCCAAGTTGCTCGTACAACTAATGGTTGTTTTTACGAGCATAGTTATACTCATCTAACCTGTTTTCAATAAAGGGTATTGAGACAAGAGGTGAGCCACCCATGTCGATGGAATCCTGTATTTCTTCTTGTAGGATTTCCCAAACTTCAGGGTCTTCGCCATCAAACTCAGCTTCTTCTTTAAAGAAACGGCAGAGTTCCATAGCCGACTCCCCTGTCATCCATTCATCTACATACTCAATTTCGGGAAACTTCAACATGGAACAACCTTATTATTTTGTGATTGCTCATTATAGTCAACTTTGAGTTGTAAATGCAACTAATTAAATTGGGCTAAACAAAGAACCAATGGTTCGGGCGTTGTCTCTGCCTTCGCCATCTTCTAGCAATCGGATGTCGGTTATAGGTGAGAGCGCGTCTTGTGCGGGTGTTAGTTGTGGCAGACCCATAACACTGCGCTGTATATTTGCAGAGTTAAAAAAGTCTAAGCCTTCGCCTAAACCTTGCACGACACCTAGCCCCATCTCACCAACAGCTTTTCCTGCTTGCCCTGCAGTGTAGTTCCGCAAAACCTCACTGGGCGGGTTGGCTCTTCGCTCTCTGCGTGTCATGTTTTTACGATCAGCACTTTCAGCTTTTGCGGTTGCCGCTGTAGTCCCACCTACTACAGCTAATGTCTTTTTATGCTTATCTATAAAATCCAAAAGGCGATCATCAATAACACCTTGCCCAAAAGAGGGGTTCATACTAAGTGATCTTATATCTGATGGGTTGTTAGCTAAGACTCTGCCATTTGCTTCCATAAAGGCTCTTGCGTTTATAGAATCCGTTAAAGTACCCACCCCCTCACCCTGCAAACCACCAAGATATGTAGGATGACCTGAGTCAGCTAAAACGCTTTTGTTTGAATCTATTAGTCCAACATTTTTTAAACTACCATCTGGTATAAGGTATTGGTCGCTTGCCGATGTTGCCGCCCTAGCCTCACCCATAGACATTCCACCTCGCACATCTCTGAAATTTTTATCAACGATATCGGCGACTCCTTTCCTTTTGTCGCCTGTCACGTTTCTTAAAATTTCGTTAGAAGATGGGTTAGCCACGCCTCCCCACTCAGGGATAATTTTACGAATCTGCGTGTCTAATTTTTTTATATTTGATTTACTCATTCCCTGACGCGCATAATTTATCATCACATCTACGGGCATATTAGAGAAATCAATCCCCGTTGGAGCCATCGCATATGGTAACAGTAATGTTGGTTTGCCATGCTCCGCACTTAGATCGGACGCTCTTTTATGTATGCCTTTTACGACCTGTGGAAAAGATGCCCAAACCTGTCCTTGCGACTCAGGATCAAACATAAAATCCCTGCCACCTCTAAGGTTTACACCATCAATTTCTTTATCATGTACCGAACGTACAACACCGCCTGCCGCAGACCTATCCGACTGCGTCAGTATGTAAGGGTGTCCCTGTAATTCTTCTAACTTTAAATCGTTACCCCTATCAAGCGAACGCTCTTCAATACCAACAGGGGCTTCTTCAGATTTACCCAATACGCCTTTTCGGGGGTTTGACGACCCAACAGGGTTTGAATATCTTTCATCAATAACTCTCCGCAATCCAGAGGTTAGAGCGCCTGCTTGAGCCTCTTCTGGTGTCATAGTGCCTGCAAGAATGGCAGATGCTACAGGCAGGGTAACGCCGTATTTCTTAGCGATTGAGATTAGTTTGTCATCAAATATAACGTAGTTTTTAGTATTGCCTGCTTTTGTGCCTCGACTCATACCATCGTCATACTGAATCCCTTTTATTCCTGCTTCTTTTAAATCGCTTGTATCTGGATTGCGCCCACTAGGTAAAATATGTCTGCCAGTCATTAACCCGCTGTCAATATCGCCCTCGTTAAATGCCCCAAAGTTCCGCATTTTCTCAAGCAAACCGCTTTCATTTAAGGATTTCTTAACATGCTCACTTTGATGTTTTACAGGTGCATCCCAATCGAGCAACTCATCTGGCGAAGCATCAATATCTACCTCGTACATTGTCCCGTTGTCACGGGCTTTTAACAGGCGTGGGGAAGGGTCGTAGTCGCTAATGTTTTTACTGAATGTTGCACTTATTGCTTGTGAGGGGTAGTCGTAGCCTAAAAAATCATCTGCTTCTAAAGCATTTATAAGTTCTGTCATTTCAGGAGAAAAAGCACCCTCTGCATTCATCTCCAATACTTCATCTATGGAAGCATCATCAGGTAATTCTCTTTGGAACTGTCTTTTCTTGTCTATGAAGTTAGTGCTTTTTTTGTAAAATTTAGCCGTTTCTTCTGCGCCTCCAAAATATAACCCGCGACCATAAACCTGTGCGCCCTCACCCTGACCAATGTGTTCAGAAGAAAACCTATCAAAGTCATGCGGTGAAGCGTGGTAGGCTTTTATCTTTTCACGACCCTTTTCTATACTTTGTTTTACGACATTAAGCATTCCCATTACGAGTACCGTAACAAAGGCGACCCTTGTGGTGAGGCAGTACCCGCTACAGGTGGTACATTTTCATAGCTTTCACGAAGTTTTCTCTGCTCTTCGGTTTCTACTTCGCTGGGGTCTGATAACACGCCAGAACCGCTTGACATTTGAGGTGTTGAAAGCGCACCGCCCAACTGGAGAGCAGGCATTGTGCTTGTGAGGTTTGCCGCCGCGTCATTATTAACGCCTGCCATACTGTTCGTTCCTGCCATTAAATCAGCAGAGTTTTGGATTTGAGGCAATGGCGCGTTAGCCGAATATTGGTTAGTCCTGTTGAACATAGCCTCACGATTTCTATCTTCTCTAGTTACAGTTCCAAGAACCTCATCAGCCGCCTTGTCCATAGCCATTTTAGCAAAAAATTCCATCATATTAGTCTTTCCTCGATAGTTGTCTACGCGTTTTTTCAGCCTCTCTTTCTTGCTCGTCTGCTAAAACTGCTTCTTCATATCTACCGCCTAGCGCGGCTTTACCCGCAGGAGCCTTTGACGAATTAATAGTTTTGCCCACTCTATCTCCCGCTATAGCAAGCATAGCTTTAGGTCTACCTAAATCTAGGAAGGGTGCCACTGTAGTCGCCAAACTACCTACGTCTGTCATAGAACCTAAAGCCGCTGATTTCATGGTCGCACCAAACGGAATAATGTCGTGGTTGCCTGTTCTTCCTGCGGCGGCGGCTTGTACTTCAAGTAGTTCAGCTAGACGACCATATTCTGCGTTTAAGGGCTTAACTTCAGGAACTGCCTCTTCAATTATTTCTTTTGCCGCATTAGAAATGTTCATTAATGCATCTTTGTGCGGTAGAGACGTTGCGTTATTTTTTCTGTTTTGGTTTATGTTTTTATAGTTTTGTCTTTTTAATGCTCCTATCTCAGGGATAGTCATCTGCTTACCGCCACGCATAGCGTTAGATTCAAGCTGACCGTCAACAATGCTTTCAATTTGCTTCCGATGCTTTATCGCTTCAGTTTGCCCGTATGGATACTTAGCATACACCTTGTCTATATCTCTTAAAACCTCGTTTGGCGGCACTAGGACACCCGAAGCCGTATTGTTTTCAAGATTTTCTACTTGATTAAAAATATCTCTAGCTTTACCTTGTATTCTATCCACGCTTGCCGATGTGGGAAGTGCGGCGTTTTCCAAACCTGTTTGCAGAATCCGTCTTTTATCTTTTATGTCTAGTTTTTGCGAAGGTTTCATCGCACTTTGATATATTCTTTGTGATATTGGCTGACCGAGTATTCTCTCACCTAAAACCATAGGCGCTTTAAGTAACAAACTAGCGGGGTCAGCAAGGTTTGCAATTCTCGCTGTCTTCTCAGCGCCGTTAGCAACGGCGGTAGCTACAGCCGCCATCTTTCCACCTTGTGTGGCGTTTTTAGCTACACTGGTAGCCGCACTCTTAGCACCCCCTGCAACAGGGGCTACGACAGACACTAAGTCTAAAAGCGCCCCCGCAGGGTCATCCATAAGCGTTTGTTGGGCGCGGTCTACACTTCCGTATCTATCAGCAAGCATTCCTCCAAACTGCTCACCTTTTTCTTGATATGGAAAATCATAGTCTATGCCCAAAGCGTCAACGCCTAGCTGTGCGGTGTTCGTAACACCGCTACCTAATAGCTGACCTACAGCCACAGCGGTGTCGATAGGATTCATAACTGCGTGGGCTAAAGCCCCACCAACTTCCATAGTGGATTTTGGCAAGTTTTTAATGGACTTAGTTACATCGTAATCCACAGGCTGTTCAGCCGTTGTAGTTACTTGGTTAATAGGCTTTGCGGTTGAGGGGTCAAACCGTCTTACAGGTGTAGCTGTTTGAGGATTAAAAGCCATTATTTCGGAACCTCTACAATATCGTTAGTAGTAGGATGCACATACGCTTGATTACCGTCAGCGTCTTGCTGTAACACATAGCCGTTGCTTTCTAAACCTTG